AACTACAGGTCCTCAAGGTCATTTAGGTAATACAGGCCCAACCGGAACTACAGGTCCAACCGGAACTACAGGCCCAACTGGAACTACAGGTCCTCAAGGCCCTGAAGGTCCTGTAGGAGGTGGCGGAGGGGGTACAGGTCCACCCGGTCCTACAGGCAACACAGGCCCAACCGGAAATACAGGTCCAACCGGAAATACAGGTCCAACCGGAACTACAGGTCCAACCGGAACTACAGGTCCAACAGGAAATACAGGTCCAACAGGAAATTCTTCAACCGTTGCGGGCCCAACAGGTCCAATAGGAGATAGTAATACTCATCTAGATCTTACGGTTTCGGGGGCCGGCCTTACTCTGGATAGTACAGGGCATATAGCCTCTAGTACTACTACAGCTTGGTGGGATAAGCAGATTTATTCGGCTGTATCTTATACGGATGGTTGTTATATTACTTTTTCTCCTGCCAGCGGCGGGATATATTTTATGATGGGGCTAAATACCGATCCCACTACTAATGCCTCTTTTAATAGTATCGATTATGCTTGGTATTGTAATAATAATACTGCTTCTATATATGAAAATGGTATTAGTGGGGGGGATTTTGGAGGGTATACTGCAAATTCAGTATTTGTTATTACTTATGACAATGATTATATCAGGTATTATATAGATGGGGTTTTAAAAAGATCAGTTAATGTAGCTAGTGGATTAAAATTTTATTTAGACAGTAGTTTTTCAGAGGTTGCTACTTTTACGGATTATTTTCATTTAGGCCCAATGGGCTCTGTGGGTCCTACAGGAGATACAGGTCCAACCGGAAATACAGGTCCAACCGGAACTACAGGCCCAACCGGTAATACAGGCCCAACCGGAAATACAGGCCCAACCGGAACTACCGGTAGTACAGGTCCTGTAGCAGGTAATAATACTGAGGTAATATATAATAATGCAGCAGCAGCTGCAGGGGATGCTAATTTTACTTTTGATAATAATACGACTACAGGGGGGGTAACTTTTGGCTATCCTACTTATTTTGATGATTATGTAGCGGTTAATGAATTCTTTACTCAATATACTGGCCAATCTTTATCTTTTTATACTTACAATGTATCTGATTTCCTTAGGATGGAAATTGATACTAATGGTAATATTAAAGGCGGTAGTGGCATTGTTTGGCACACAGGGTCTGATAGAAGAATTAAAGAAAATATAAAAACTATACCTAATGCATTAGAGACTATTAAATCTTTAAGAGGAGTAACTTTTGACTTTAAAAAAGGTATGTTAATTGATAGAAATAAAAAACAATATGGCTTTATTGCTCAAGAGGTTGAAAAAATTATTCCCGATTTAGTTAATGATTTTGCACATAGAGTAGTATTAGATGAAGAAATTGTAGATGATGTAATAGGGGTAGATGAAAGACTAGGTTTTGTATCAATATTAGTAGAAGCGGTAAAAGAATTAACTTTAAAAGTTGAAGCATTGGAGGCAAAAGAGAATGAAAGAAGCAATCACTAGCAGTCAATTTCCTATAACAAGGAAGAAAAAGGTACTATCAACTACTCCTAAAAAGAAAAGAAAAAACAAGAGGAGTAAAACTAAAAGGAAAAAGAATGGATGATAAAATTCAACTTAAGACTACTTTGAGGAAGGCAGAAAAACTAGCCAACTCAAGTAAGCCTAAAGTTAAAAAATTAAGTTCTTATGAATGCTATCTTTTAAATAATAAAGGGGAGCAAACTAAAAGAATTTGCGGTTGTCAATTAAATAATATGCCTGAAGGATATCTTTGTGTTAAGGGGGCAGGAGATGGTACTGATCACCCAGGTTGGGGTCAGTGTAATTTTCATGATAGACAAATAACTAATACTAATAATACAGGGCTTTGGTCGGAATTGAATCGTAAAGCCGGATTACCAAATAACCTGATGGATTTTCTGGAAAATGCTCAAATTGTCGAAGAGAAGCACTTAAATGATGTTGATGACGATATCCGGGCCCTGTATGCTATTCAATCTTATATTTTTTCAAGGAGAACAGATAGTGAAGACCCTGAAAAAGGCTATTTAACTAATAGTGATATAGAATTAATGATTAAAGTAACTGATCGAATTTTTAAGGCTAAGGAATTAAGGCCTAAACTTAAACGCGAGGTTAGTCTTGATACTACTTCGGTTAAAGCTTTTGTGGATCAAGTATTTAAAATTGTTATGTCTAATGCTGCACAAAATGTAGGACGCAGAATTCTTCAGGAAATAATGGATGATGTAATTGTTCCCTTTAAAACTCAAGGAAGAATAGTCGGAGAAGAATTTGAATATTCACCTTCCTCGGAAAAGATTATTAATTCTTTAGATACTTCTAAGCAGGTTTAATATGGCTGATTATAAAGATTCTTTAGTTGATGAAGCTCAACGTTGGATAAGTGATTATGATAATAATGAAAGTGGAGTATTGTTTGATTGGAATACTGATACTATTGAGGAATTTAAAAATACTCCTATTGAAACTCTTTTAGGTGATCCATATTTCTTAAATTTAGAGGGTAAACTATTTGATGCAGTTTATGAGGATTTAGTAGACCTTTGGAGTGAAAGGAAAAAGAGAGAGGTTAATTTAGCTATTTTTCTTGAGGCAATTGGATCAGGTAAATCTTTTAAATCATCAATTATTCTATGGTTGCTATGGTTTGAATTATCAATGCATAAAAATCCCCAGGAACATTTTAATTTAGCCGATAATTCGGTTATTGCTACAATGTTACTTTCTCGCTCTGAGACCCAGTCAAGGAGGGTAGTTTTTACTTATGCTTGGGAAAGGTTCCAATCGGGTTTTAATAAGGATTATTTCCCTGCTAACCCCCGGTACGCTCGGGAAATACGAATTGATAGGAATAAGACTTGTGTTTATGCTGGAACTAGTTCTGCTATGTCCGCATTGGGGTATAATGTTTATTCTGCGGTAATTGATGAAGCAAATTTTTTAGAGGTAACTGAGGATTCTAAAAAAGCGGGTGAAGATATATATGATGCAGGTGAGGAAATGTATAATGCAGTAATGAATCGTATGACATCTCGTTTTATGAAGAGAGGCAAAATTCCAGGTATTATTTGTTTGATTAGTTCACCTCGTTTTCCTGATTCTTTTTTAGAAAGAAAGATTGCTGAAATAAAATCAATGGGGGCTGAAGAATTAAACTCCTTTTGGAGGTCCCGAAGTTTATGGGAGGCTAAAGGGTCTAAGTATTTTGATATGTCTAAATACTTTGAAGTAGATGTTGATACCCTTGAAATTTTAAAAGAAGTTATTTAATGATAGTTCTTGACCTTGAGACTACTGGATTTAATCCAAGAAAAGATAAGATTATAGATATTGCAGCTTTAAGAATTAATAGAGGGAAAATTGTAGATTCTTTTGTAACTTTAATTAATCCGAAAATACCAATACCTTTTAAAATTACTTCTTTAACTCATATAAGTCAACAAGATGTAAAGGATGCTCCCACTTTTGACAAGGTAAGTAGTAATTTACTTAAATTTATGAGAGGCCATCGTATTATTGGCTATAATATTTCGTTTGATAAGCGTTTTTTGGTAAAGAGTGAGAGAAGATTTAGTTGCTTAACATACTTTGATTATCTAAAATTCATTAGAGGATTAGACTATGAAATGGATAATTACAAACTTAAAACCGTGACTAATTACTTTGGGATCCATAAAAAGCCAACACATAGGGCTTTAGCTGATGCGGAAACTTTAGTAGAACTTATAAGGATACTGGGAACTTGAAATTTGAATTTGTTATGAATAATACGTTTGAAGATAAGATAAGAAAAACTTTACAGCATGAAGGAGGCTATGTAAATGATCCGCACGATCCCGGAGGGGAAACTAAATTCGGTATATCGCAGAAAGCTTACCCCACCCTTAATATAAAAGAATTAACTGAATTTGAAGCTATTTCAATATATAAAGATGATTATTGGGATAAGAATAAGGTAGATAAATTACCTGACCTTCTTAAAGGTATTTATTTTGATATGTGTGTTAATATGGGGGCTTATGCTGCGGGAAAGATTATACAGAGAGCGGCTAATGGTAAGAATGGGAAAAAGGCTAGTATTAAAGTTGATGGGAATGTAGGCCCTAATACTCTTAAAGCCATAAAAAAATTAAGTCCCGACAGGCTGAGGTCTGAGCGTATTTTGCACTATGCAAGAATTATAGTTAAAAATCCTAAGAAATTTCACCGATATTGGTTTGGGTGGTATAAGAGGGCATTAGACGTATGACTCGCTCTGGTAAACCTATGGGTAATTTATATTATGATAAAAATGATCCCCCAATTGATACTATTATAGCGGAATTAAAAGATCTAAGGCTACAATTAGACGGAGCTAATTTAGTAGAATTAGATGATTATGAATCTGAAGTGATAAGAGTTATTTTAGATATTATCCATATTACTGAAATTCCTACTTATTTGAAGGAAGCTATGGCTTAATGGATACTAGGATTATAAGAGTACCAATGGAACTGAAGGCTAATTACCTAAGGGATCCCGAGAATTTCTTAAGGGATATTGCTTGTGTACCTACCGAATCAACTCGTCCTTTCTTTAAAGATAGATCTAAAATTTATCATGTAGAGAAGGCGGCATTTGAAAATCCTTTTCTTGATGAGGAAAGACGGCTAAAGGATGGGTTTATACCAAAACCGGGAGTAGACTTATTTAGTCGTTATATGCATATTGATTTAGGTTTAAAGAAGGATGCAGTAGGTATCTCAATGTGTCATGCTCCTAATTTTGAGGAAAGAACTATTACTCAGGTTTATGCTGAGGAATTAGTAAATGAAAAGGTAAGTTTACCCTATATTAAATTTGATTTTTTAGGTAGGATTAAAGCAAATAAGGGAGAAGAGATCCTTTTAAGTAAGATTAGGGAAATTATATATGATATTCAACGTAGAGGATTCTATTTAGCTTTAATAACTTTTGATGGATTTCAATCAGTTGATTCATTACAGATACTTAGGTCTCAAGGATTTAAAGTGGGTAGACTTTCAATTGATAGAACCGCTACTAAGCTAGTTCTTGATAAACGAGCTAAGGATGGTTCAGGTTTAACTCGTAAATCAACTGAGGGACAAACTATGGGGGCTATGCAGGCTTTGAAAGATGCCCTTTATGATGATAGGCTTTTAATCCCTTATCATGAATATTGGGTTAAAGAGGCTCTCGGGGCTGAAATAGACTATAAGAAGAATAAAGTAGACCATAAGCCTAGAGGTACTAATGATCTATTACAAAGTATGGCAGGCTCAATATATAATTTAATTAATAATGAATTTGATTATCAGGACCCTTATGAAGAAGGTCTACAGGGGTTAGGGGATGATTTCTATATGGATAAACAAGTTAATGAGGATCTACTCTTTGAACAAGGAGAACAAAAATGGGTAAATTAAAAGATTTTTTTTCTAAATATAAGTTAGTAAAATCTAGTGATCTAGATACAATGTTAACTCAAGCAACAGATAAAGGTATGCAGGAGGAGAAAGGATGGCATAATCATCCCGATAGAGGCTTTGAAAATAAGGGTATGAGTATAGGCCTTACGGAAGGAATTGATGATTATTCTTATTTATATGAACAAAAAGATCCCGAAGAGGAAATATCGGCTAAGCAGATACATGAATCTTTTATAGGGACTTATACTAATGCTGATAGTTATAATTCTTTAACTACTCAATCATCAGATGGGCAAGAATCGGGCGAAAGAGAGTCAATGCAGGCGGCAGCTTTTAATAAGTATTTCTCTGACCCACATTGTAAGAGCATTATTGATAATTGGGTTTATTATACGGTGGGTGGGGGTTTAAAGGTAGCGGCTGAGAATAAAAAGGTTATGACAGTTATTAATGATTTTAGGCGTAAAAACCAGATGCTTAAAAGAGAAAAAGAGTTCATTAAAATGGCTTATTTAGAGGGAGAACTATTTATAGCTTATTATATTGACAAGAGCACGGGTCAAGTACAGATAAGACGTATAAGGCCTTTTGAAATAAAGGGTATTGAAACCCATCCGGGAGATATTGAAACTAAATTTGCTTATCATTGGGAATATGAATATTCTCCTGCTGGTACTGAACAAACTTATAAGAAAGATATTTGGATACCAGATACAGGTTATGCTGATTATCAACAATTAAGTAATGCTTTTAAAAGTGCTAAACCTCTTCAACTTTCGCCAACTATACAACATATTAAATTTGGAATAGATACTGAGATAAGAGGTAGAGTACCTTTACAACCCATATTAAAATATCTTAAATATTATGATGATTGGTTGATGGATAGGATCAGATTAAATCATGAAAGGGCTAAAGTGGTTTGGATTAAAGAAGTAAGGGGGAGAATGAGTGAAACTACTCTACGGGAAAGAAGAGCCCCCCGCGGAGGTATTATGATGATTGAAACCGATAATGTTAAATATAGGATTGAGAAAGCTCAAATTAATGCTGATGATGCAAAAGAGGATGGATTAGCTATCTTATATGCTATTGGGGCTGGAACTAATCTACCTATCCATATTTTAAATCAGCGATCTGATCAAGCAGTTTATGCTTCTATTAGAAAAGCTGATACCCCTTTTAGTCAATTTATTCGGGGTCAACAGGAATTCCTTGAGGAATCATTTGATATCATGTATAGACAAGTTATTAAATCAGCCGTAGAGGCTGGAACTTTACCAAAAAGGGTAAGAGTTCCAGAATATACTCAAGAGGCTATGGATGAGGTATTAGGTAAGATTAATCAAATGGCTATTGATGGAGTAGAGGATAAAGCCATTAAAGAGGAGGCTGAAAAAATGTTAAGACCAGCTCTTACTTATAGACCTATTGCTACAGTGGATATTCCCATTACTATTGAATTTCCCGAAGTTATACGGGAGGATTTGGAGGCTCAAGCTAAGGTATTTAAAATACATAAGGAAATTGGTATTGTTTCAAGTGCTACTCTTTCAGCTAAGGCAGGATATAATTGGAGACAGGAATTAGTCAATATGATTAATGAGAAAGAATTGATTCCCGAGCCCACTGGGGCTGAAACAAAGAAACCGGAAACAAAGAAACCGGAAACAAAGAAACCGGAAACAAAGAAACCGGAAACAAAGAAACCGGAAACAAAGAAACCGGAAACAAAGAAACCGGAAACAAAGAAACCGGAAACAAAGAAACCGGAGTCAGGGCCTAAGAAATGATTTGTAAGACTAGGCATAAGAGGGTTAAATTAAACCAGAAAATTTTCAACTTAGGAGTACTATCCAATGGCTGCAGGTGTTCATAACTTAACTGTAGAAAAAGGGATTTATTTTGATCTTGCTATTACTTTAAGTGATTCAGCAGGAGTTGCTCTAGATGTTACTAATTATACTTTTAGGGCTGAGGTTAGGCGCTTATCAAATACTCGTTTAATTAATTCTTTTACGGTAACTAAGACTAATGCTACGGACGGGATAATAGCTATAACTATGGCTCAGTCTGATACACTTGAATTACCTGCAGGAAAATTACAATGGGACTTAATCGGAAAGAATGGTTCTAATGAAGTTCAACGATATCTTTATGGGTCTGTTGCTATTATTGATCCCGTCTCTAATACGGTATTTGTATGATTAATGTAACGGTTCAACCTCAAACAGGGGTCTTAGTTAAAACTGGGGGAGTTGCCCGCGCTTCAAATGTAGCATTTACCTCAGAATCCGGAGGTTTATCCTCAACTAATATCCAAGGGGCATTACAAGAATTAACTCAAAGGAAATTTGCTAGTTCAACCACCCCTATATCGAGCTATACTGATGTAGGAGATCTTTGGTTTGATTCGGCTGATACCCGATTAAAAATTTATGATGGTTCTGATTGGGCATTAATCTTAGGCGGAGCTACTGATATACAAGATAATTATTTTAAATTTACAACTGCAACTACCTTAGTTAGTGGTAATGTTGCAGAATATGTGAACGGAACAGAAACAGTATTTGCAGTTAATTTTGAAGGCGTTACTGTTTTGAAAGAACAAGGTACAGTACCTACAGTAGTTACGAATGGGCTGTATAGTGATGGGGATAATCTCTATTACGGAAAAAATGATAATTAATAATTAAAGAAAAGGAGAAGTTATGGCTACATGGAAAAGAGTAATAACTACCAGCGATGATGCTGCTTATAAAAATAGTAATGTCGTTGCAGCCGATATTAGTGATGTAGAGGCTTTTTCCCAAAGCGGGAATTATGCTTCACTAAGGGCTCAATCAACAACAAAGACAGATGTGGGATTAGGGAATGTTCCTAATACAGCTATTGCATATTCAAGTGCTATACCAGAAGGAAATAGTGGTTTAGTTCCTGCAGCAGGAGCCTCGGGATATTTTTTAAAGTCTGATGGAACATGGGCTTTACCCGCCTATAGTAGTGGGGCATTAGCTACAGAAGATGTTCAAGATATTGTGGGAGCTATGTTTACAGGTAATACTGAAACGAATACTACAGTTACTTATCAAGATGTTGATGGTACTATTGATGTTGTATCTACAGATACTACCTATGCTAATTTAGCGGCATTAGATTCCACAGCCGATACAAAGTTAGGTACTATTGAAACTAGCGCTGATGTAACAGATGCAACTAATGTAACTGCTGCAGGAGCTTTGATGGATAGTGAATTAACTGCTATAGCATCTGTAAAGGCATTAGATCAAGGGGTAGCTACAGGAGATAGTCCTACTTTTGCTGGATTAACTGTTACCGGAGAATTTGTTGCAAGTGCTGGTACAGTAACATTGAATGGGCAGGTAGAAATTGAAGATGATTTTATTGTATTAAATAGTGATTATGCTTCAGCAGCAGCAGTGGATGCAGGTATAACTGTTGAAATGGGAACAACTCTTAACAATGTTTCTCTTTATCAGGATGCATCAGCGGATAATTGGAAGATAGGTTTTCAGTCTGGGGATTTACAAATAGCAACTACTGAAAATGGCGCAGTGGCTACTACAGTAGCAGCAGCAGCTTCAGAAGCTAATGGGATTGGTTCTATGTTTGTAGATACAACTAATACCGCATGTTACATTTACTTTTAAAGGAGGAATAACAAATGTCAGTTAAATGGGCAACAATGATAAAAGAGCAAAAGGCTTTGGCCCTTGCTAAAGTAAAACAAGAAGGCGGAATAACCCTTAAGTTTAAAACTAAAAAAGGATCTGGATTTACTGTAGTAAAAGAGGAGGGTTTAGATCCTATGGTTAAAGTTGAAATAACTGAGGTAGATAAAGTTTAAGATGCCGGTGGTTGATAAAAAGAAAGACCCCTTAGTCTTAGATAAACCAAGAGAAGCATATTTAGATATACAGGATACTGAATTTATACTTCGGCATTTAATGGAATCTAAATATGGGGGTTTAGAAATAGAACAAGCTTCTTCTACTCTTAAAAAGATTAAGATCATCCATAAAAAACTAATGGGGGCTTCAATTGAAGTTTAGTCCTGAAGAATTACGGTTTCTTATTTCTTGTTTACAGAATGTTACTATAAGAGGTAAGGACGCTCCTTTAGTAGTAAAACTATTATTATTATTTGAAAAACAGTTTGAAAAAGATATAAAGAAGCAAAATGGCTAATTGGAAAAAAGTAGTAACTATTAATGATGTGGGCTCCGGCTCAAATCAAGTAGCTGCGGGAGATCATACTCATAGTTCTTATGGTCCAACAGGAAATACAGGTCCAACAGGAGATACAGGAGCGAATTCAACCGTTGCTGGTCCAACAGGAACTACGGGTCCAATAGGTCCAACAGGAAATACAGGGGCGAATTCAACCGTTGCTGGTCCAACAGGTCCAACAGGGAATACAGGTCCAACAGGAAATTCTTCAACCGTTGCTGGTCCAACAGGTCCAACAGGAGATACTGGGGCTAATTCAACCGTTGCTGGTCCAACAGG